TACGAACAAACAAGGCGTGAAGCTGATGGCAGCTTCTGCCAATCGTTCCTTCAAGCGGAGTTCCGACCACAAGGTTGTGTCGGAGGTCAGCGCGAGGGAGCGCAAGAAGAAATCATGATGTGAGTCATGGTCAAGCCTGCGAAGTAAGGTGTGAGTGATAGCAGGCACGGGGGGCAACCCGACATAACCACACCAGTCAGCACGGTGGCTTAACACTTTCACCGCCGGGAACTGACCGAAAGCCCCACGTTACGGGGCGCTTATAACAAGCCTCAAACGGACAGCACGTTTGGGGTGTGATGCTTTGGAGATCGTATGGAGATTGTGCAAAACCGCGCACTGTTGTTGAAGGTTCGCAACCCTGATCGGATCACTGCGGTGATCCCAAAGAGCAAGGTGTTGGAGGATGATGGTGAGGTCGCAAAGGTGTTGGTCAACTGGGACTTGGAAGAAGCCATCGTCCTGAAGAACCTACGCATCCGAGATGTGCCTTCGCCCATCAACGCTACGTACACGTGGCCGGGCCTCCACAAACCTTTCGAGCACCAGAAACAAACTGCATCGTTCTTGACCATGCACCGCCGGTCGTTCTGCTTCAATGAGCAGGGCACAGGCAAAACTGCATCGGTGATCTGGGCTGCGGACTACTTGATGGCAAAGCGCACCATCAAGCGCGTACTGGTCATCTGCCCCTTGTCCATCATGGAGTCTGCGTGGCGCAACGATCTGTTTAAGTTCGCCATGCACCGCAAGGTGGACATTGCCTACGGCAAGCCCGACAAGCGCCGCGAGATCATTGCATCGGACGCCGAGTTCGTGATCATCAACTACGACGGCGTGGAGATCGTGTTCGACGCGATTGCCAACGGTGGGTTTGATCTGGTCGTTGTCGATGAAGCCAACGCCTACAAGAACCCTTCTACGAAGCGGTGGAAGATACTCAACAGCATCGTCAAGAACGGCACGTGGCTGTGGATGCTCACGGGTACTCCCGCATCACAGTCGCCCGTCGATGCGTATGGCTTGGCCAAGTTGGTCAACCCTGAGAACGTGCCACGCTTCTTTGGTGGGTTCCGCGATCAGGTCATGAGCAAGCTCACGCAGTTCAAGTGGGTGCCTAAACCCACGGCGGAGCAAACCGTGCATCGTGTGCTTCAACCTGCAATACGTTTTACCAAAGCGCAGTGTCTGGACCTGCCAGAGATGACGTATGTGACGCGGGATGTCCCGCTGACACCGCAGCAGGAGAAGTACTACGAACTGCTACGCAAGCAGTTGATCGTACAAGCCGCAGGAGAGGAGATAACCACCGTCAATGCAGCAGCCAATCTCAATAAACTGCTTCAATTGTCAGGAGGGGCCGTCTACTCCGATACTGGAGAGGTCGTGCAGTTTGACGCAAGCAACCGTCTGGCGGTGCTGCGGGAGGTTGTAGAAGAAGCAAGCCACAAGGTGCTTGTGTTCGTGCCGTATCGGCACGCGATTGAAGTTGTAGCCGAAGACCTGCGCAAGCATGGGCACCCGACCGCCATCATCCATGGCGGGGTATCGGCATCGAAACGCTCAGAGATTTTTGAGCGGTTTCAAACCAAAGATGACCTGCGGGTGCTCGTCATCCAACCACAGGCGGCGTCGCATGGGGTGACCCTGCATGCCGCCAACACCATCGTCTACTGGAGTCCAGTGATGTCCGTGGAAACGTACCTGCAATGCAACGCACGTGTGCATCGAGCGGGTCAGAAAAATCCTACCACTGTCGTGCACCTGCAAGGCAGCGGCGCGGAGAAGCGGATGTACAAGATGTTGGAGAACAAGGTAGACATCCACAACCGAATCATCGACCTATACGGGGAAATACTGAGATGAAAAATACTTGACATTGTTAAATTTAAGCCTTACTATCCCAACCACAACGACCAAAACGGAGAGAGCTATGACCGAGACAATATCGGTTGATCGACTCGTCGCCGCATACATCAAGATGCGCGACAAACGTGCCGAGCTTCTGCGTGAATACGAAGAGGCAGACGGCAACATCAAGGCCCAGATGGAGGCTGTAGAGGGCAAGCTGCTTGACCTGTGCAAAGACATCGGAGCCGACACACTGGGTAGCAAACACGGCAAGGTTATGCGAACCGTGAAGACCCGCTACTGGACAAGTGACTGGGACTCACTGCACAAGTTTGTCCTAGAGCACAAGATGCCGGAGCTTCTGGAGCGCCGCATCAGCCAGTCCACAATGAAGCAACTGTTGGAAGAGAAACCGGACGTCATGCCGCCGGGACTCAACATCGACAGTCGATACACCGTCACCATCAGGAGATCATCAAGTGCAACATGAAGGAACCTTAACCGTGCCCGAAGTGGCAGAGATGCTGCGGGTATCGCGGCAAACAATTTACAACATGGTCCGCACGGGGAAGCTACCTCACTTCCGTGTGGGTTCTAAGGTGCGGTTCAACCGCAAAGACGTTGAGGCAATGATGACACCCGTAACCACTACGACTGGAGAAAGCAAATGAGCGAGATGACCCTGTTCACCAAAGGCGGCAACGCACTGCCTGCACACCTGCGCAACCTTGAGCTTGATGAGACCACCAAAGCCCTGATGGGCGGCGGTTCGGGCGGCAAGCGCATCAGCATCCGTGGCGGCGTGTTCCGCATGATGGTCGATGGCAAGGAAGTCGCACAGAACGAAGACCGGGCCATGAACATCGTGATCGTGGCCGCAAACCCTAACGTGTCCCGCAGTTACTATGAAGGAACCTACCAAGAAGGACAGTCCACAGCACCAACCTGCTGGTCCAACGACGGCATCACTCCCGACAGCAAAGTCGAGAACCCCCAAGCCGACAAGTGCGCCACCTGCCCCCAGAACATCAAGGGTTCAGGACAGGGCGATAGCCGTGCTTGCCGTTACAGTCAACGACTGGCAGTTGTCCTAGAGAACGACATCCGTGGAGATGTTTACCAGTTGACGCTGCCTGCGCAGTCGATCTTTGGTTCGGCTGAGAACGGCAAGATGCCGTTGCAGGCATACGCTAAGTTCTTGGGTAGCCATGGCCTGCCCGTGACGGCAGTGGTTACCGAGATGCGGTTCGATACGGCAAGCGCCACCCCGCGCCTGACGTTCAAGGCCGTGCGCCCTCTGGAGGCCGACGAGCTTCAACTCGCACAGGAGAAGGGCAAGACGCCGGAGGCACGCAACGCTACCGCTGCAACGGTCGCCATGATCGACGGCACCAAGCCTAAGATTGCGCAGGAAGTTACCAAGGTCACCAAGGCGCAAGAAGTGCACGCTGAAGCCGCTGCGGAACCCACCAAGCGCACGAAGAAGGCTGCACCCAAAGATGTGGGTGACATCCTCGACGACTGGGCTGAGAACGAGTAATCAACAGGGCACCCGCAAGGGTGCCCCCTTCTTGGGACAAGACCATGCAGAACTCAATCTTTCCGTCATTCCCGATTCCCGGTGGGGCACGCGGCAGTGACCCAGACACAAGCCACGCTGCTGCCAATACCATCGACACAACCGAGCTTGAGCGAATCGTCTACGAAGTGATCAAGCAGTTCCCCAACGGTTGCATCGGGGATGACGTGGTGCGTATGCTCCCGCAGTTTGGGGTGCAGACTGTCAGCCCCCGCTATGCTCCGCTGATGCGCAAGGGGTGGATCATCGACACGGGTGAACGTCGCCGCGCACGATCTGGCCGTAGCCAACGTGTGATGAAGGCGGCGGGGAAAGAAGATGCCACGCAGTAAGGGCTACTCACGCAATCTGGTTGCGGCGAACAAGTGCGCAGACCCGTTTCATGTGGGTGTGCAGCTTGGGCGTATTTGTATTGAACGAGACATCCCCATCGCAGATGTTGCTGAATACCTCAAGGTATCACGGCAGACGGTCTACATGTGGTTCTTGGGCAAGACAAAGCCGCACCCGGAGAAGCGCAAACTATTGTGGGAACTGCTTGACCGTTTAGCGGCTACAGCAGACTCCTAACCCGTCCATCGCTGCGGGGCTATCGCCAGTAGCCCCAAGGCACACCTGTCAGTAAATGAGCGAACAATGACATCAAGAACCCCTTTTCTCGCATCAGTGCTCTCTACTCAGGGGCTGTATTGCGTGGTGGGGTTGAAGAAGGGTGCACCGAAACAGACATTCGTTCAAACCATTGATGAGATTGATGCAGTAGTCGAAGGGCTTATCGCGCAGGGATACGACACCTATTTTGGTTGCGCGAAGTACCTAACAGAAGAAGATGGGCGAACCGCTAAGAACGCGAAGTGGTTCAAAGCCTTTTGGTTAGACCTTGACTGTGGCGAGGGCAAACCATACGCGACACAAGCAGATGCGATCAATTCACTGAAGATGTTTGTGCAGGCGTCTGGATTGCCCAGACCCACCCTGATCAACTCTGGCCGAGGCATACATGTCTACTGGAGCCTGACGACCGAGATCGGCTACAACGATTGGAAGCCGACAGCCGAAGCCTTCAAAAAGTTTTGTGCGTCCTATAACCTAAACGCCGACCCGGCGGTCACCGCAGATGCAGCGCGAATCTTGCGGGTTCCCGAGACGCTGAACTTCAAGGACCACCCACCAAAGGCTGTGTCCGTGCTGCTCATGGCGCAGCCGGTAGAGTTCGCGGCGTTCAAGAAGATCATCGGAGTCGAAGAGGAACCCGACGACCCTACTGGAATTTTTGGGGATGCCACCCCACCGCGCCGTCCAATAGATGCCACGACCCGCGCCCTGATGGGCAACAGCGTCAGTCGGTTCGGCGCGATCATGCGCAAGTCCGCATCGGGAGATGGGTGTGCACAACTGCTGCACATCTACAAGAACCAAGATGCGATTGAGGAGCCGCTGTGGCGTGCAGGGCTGTCGATTGCGGTCAACTGCGAAGACGGTGAAACGTCCATCCACAAGATCAGCAATCAGCACCCGGAGTACGACCCAAGCGAGACGTACCGGAAGTCGCAGGCGCTCAAGGACAAGCCCTACAAGTGCGCCACGTTTGCCAGTATCAACCCGCAGGGTTGTCAGGACTGCCCCCATAAGGGCAAGCTGACATCACCCATTCAGATCGGGTCGCGCATCGCGGAGGCAACCGCCGAAGACAACATCATCGTGATGCGCAGCGCGGTGCTTGAAGAAGAGATCACGGTTGAGATTCCTGAGTACCCGTTCCCATATTTCCGTGGCAAGAACGGCGGCGTGTACAAGCGCGGCTACGGCAAGAGTGATGATGGTGCGGACAACAAAGATGAGTTGATCTACGAGTACGACTTCTACGTCGTCAAACGATTGACCGACCCCGACGCCGGGGAGTCGCTGTGGATGAGGCTGCACATGCCCAAGGACGGCATCCGCGAGTTCTCTGCTCCGCTGTCCAGTGTTTTGTCCAAGGACAAATTTCGGGAGGTACTGGCCTACCAAGGTATTACTGCATACAACAAACGACTGGATGCTCTGATGGGATACGTTACGAAATGGGTTCAGGAACTACAGCAGCTTACTGAGGCTGAGAAGGCACGCCAACAGTTTGGTTGGCACGAGGACGACAGCAAGTTCATCGTAGGCAACCGTGAGATCACTGCCTCGGGCGTCAACTACAGCCCGTCGTCTGCGGCTACCGCAGAGGTGGCAGCGTACTACACGAAGAAGGGCAACATCGAAGAGTGGCGCAAGGTCGCCAATATCTACGCAAAGCCCGGCAACGAAGCACGTGCCTTCACTCTGTTCGCAGGGTTTGGGTCTGCGATCTACAAGTTCACGAAGCTCAACGGCGCGATCATTCACCTGACCAACAACGGCTCCGGCGTGGGTAAGACCACCATTCAGTTGATGGTCAACAGCATCTGGGGGCGTCCGGTTGAACCGTTGATGAATCAAGAGGACAAGTATTTGGCACGTATGCACCGCATCGCGGTGCTCGGCAATCTGCCTCCAACCATTGACGAACTGACCAACATGAATGATGAGGAGGTCAGCAACATGGCCTACGCCATCACGCATGGTCGGGGCCGCAACCGGATGCAGTCACAGATCAACGCAGAGCGAAGCAACACGCTGCGCTGGTGGCTGATTGCAATTACATCAGGCAACAAAAGTTTGTACGATCAACTGTTCAACCTCAAGGATTTCCCAGAGGGCGAACTGATGCGGGTACTGGAACTGGAGATCAAGAAGAACGACAACCTGAGCAAAGCCCAGTCTGACGAGATGTTCAACCCCGTCTACGAGAACTACGGCATCGCGGGGGAAATCTTCATACGGTATGTGATTGCCAATCTGCCCGAGGTCAAGCGGCTGCTGTTCGCAGTGCAGCGTAAGCTCGACAAGGCCGCAGGATTTACGCAGCGCGAACGCTTCTGGTCGGCTACCGCAGCATCGGCTATCACCGCAGGCATCATCACCAAGAAGCTGCACCTGCATGACATCGACGTCGGTGCAATCTACAAGTGGGCGGTGGAGACACTGAGCAACCTGCGCGTTGAAGTGCGCTCTGACGGCACCGGGCCAATCAACCGCATCGGCATGTTCCTCAACGAGCACAACAACAATATGCTGATCGTCAACAGCAACGTTGACCGCCGCAGCGGACTGACTGAAGCGCCGATACGG